TTTCTATTTACTTTATTCCGGAAATTTTGGATTATGTATATCCAGCTCCAGCAATACTTAAATAAATTATATTTCTTTTTTTTCTCCTCCTTTAGTTAAATAAGTTCTTACTGGTTTATCTGAATATTCAGTATCTAAGAATTGCTTTATCTTTTCTATATTTCTAGGGTCATCATCAGAAAATCCAATTTCCGGTATAAATCTGTTTTTCACATCGTTCTTGAAAAATGCTTGTTTACCAAATCTTGACGACATTTCTTTTACGTATGAGATAAATTCTCTTAGGGCTTTAATTTTTCCTTCTTCAGGGTTTGTTGCGGAACCTTCACCAAAAGTTACAGGGTGAAATTTACACATATTAAGGTACTCCATAATAATTTCATTCCCATCCATTTCACCTTCTTCTGCAATGTTTCTAAATTTTTTTAAATTAGAAATACATTCTTGTTTTGAAATACCGTTGTGATTTGTAACGATGTAATTGTATGTTGCTTCTTTAAGGGTTTCAGGGTTGTGTCCTCTTGCTGTGATAATCGCAAAGATGGAACCACCATTTAAACACTCCACAAAATCATCCCAGGACGGTCCTGGTTTAGCTAACATTGAGTCAACGATGAACTGAGCATCTCCTTTACTTCCGAAGTTTCTAAAGGGGTCATTTGCAAATGCCGCAACTTCTTTTCCTTTATACATAAATGGTTCTTTACCGATATCCATTCTATATTCAGCAAAATCTTCAGTACCCATACCAACCTCTTCACCGTCAGCAGTTGACACGATAATTTCCGTTGGCATAAAAACAATATTGTCATCCCAATCAAAAGCGTAATACTTTAAATCGGGATTACCGGCATCGTCAAAACCCTCACGTAAAAGTTTTTCTTCTAAAAACTCTTTTAAAACTTTTTTAAACATTTTTGTTTTTTGCAATTTTTTCAATTAATCTTTCTAATTGAGCTTCAGAAACAATGATATTTTGTGATTTTTTTGAAAATGACTTTTTACCTGTTTTAGGTAAGTTAAGATTTTCATTTAATTTTGATTTTTTGAATTCCATGGTTTTTCTTTGTTTAGGCTAAAAGAGGGGTTGATGAACAACCCCCCTTATTTTTAATTATTAAATGTCTTCAAAAGACGCTCCTGTTGGAGTAATCAAGAATTCGATGTCGATGAATTCAAGTGCTCTTGTTGGTTTCAAGTAAATCTTACCAACCAATTGGTTAGCATCGATATCTTCAGGACTGTTTGAAACTGTAACTCTGAAGTCTACTAAACCTCTATCTCTTCTGATTGAATCCAAAATTGGGTTTACAGAATCCAAGAAGTCTTGTCTTACTTGTTCGTCATTTTGTTCAAACAACAATCTGATAGCCACCGCTGAAATCAATTTACGTGATTGTAATAACAATCTTCTTACGTTGATTCTGTCAAGTGCTGACTGTCTAATTTGTAGAGTTTTGTTACCCCAAATTACTGTTCCTACATCTGAGAAAGTTGCAATTGGGTTAATTCTACCTTCATACAAAGTATCACGAGCTTCTTGTGTTAGTTTCACACGAGCTTTAACCGCATTTACTAAACCTCTTGTGTAACCCGCAGTTGCAAACCATGGGAATGCAATGTTATCAGTCAATGCCAAGTTTCTTACAACTTCAGAAGTTGGTGGAATGTATACTTGAGTGTTATTTACACCGTCTCTAACCAAAATCCAAGGGTAGTAAGTTGCTGTGTAGTTAGAATCAATATTACTTTCTTCTAAGTTATCAACCGCTTCTTGTGGGTAGATAAAATCTGCTTGGAAGTTAGATGTTGTTGGTGCGTACATGTCGTAGTCAGGAGTAGTACAGACGTATAGTGAATCTGCTCTGTCTGATTCAATCATATCAATTGCTTGTTCAACCAAGTTTGAGTTATTAACATAATCAATACCTGGTGTTACAAACACGTTAATGTTAACCGCTTCAGGGTTTGCAAATGTTTGTTGACCAACTAAGTATGCGTAGTAGTCAGTGTTACCGTAATCTTGTGTATTATCACCAATTGTAATCTGCTTAAATGCTCCCCAACCTGTTGCGTTTGGATAAGATGCTGATTGTAATGGTGATGCACCTTTTAAGTAACCTGGTTGACCCAACATAAATGTGTCAGTGTTACTTCTATATTCTCTATAAATGTCCCATCCATCAAAACCACCTTGAGCCACTAACGAGAATTTTCTTGCAAAAGTTCTGTAGTAAGGATTAGATTGATTTGTTGGGTCAGATTGGAATGATGCTGAACCACACTCAAATGCCGTTTGACCTGAAGTAACGTAAATGTTAGCGATTGTAACCGCTGTTGCTCCTGAGTCCATGTGGAAACCAGGTGTGATGTAGTTCCAAGGTGCACTATCGGTAGCACAACATAAGTTAGTTGGATTTTGTTTTCCTTTGTATTGGAAGAAGTCATAATCAATACCCACAGTATTTGAAATACCCAAGTATGTTTTTCTTACGTTATCACCTGAAGATAGTGTTGTGTTATCTGTACCTGTTGAAGTACCGAACGGTGGGTTCCAAATTTGTTGACCTGGAAAATTGTATTCCGTTTTAAAGATTACAAATGGTGAATTTGCTCCTTGATATTCTCTGAAGTTAAATCCTTCAAAACCACAAGGTAGTGAATCAATCGGTGCATCTTCATCCATTTCAACCATAATAAAAGTTGATTTTAATTCAAACTCACCATTAGATGTACCAATTTTCTTAGCTACGAAACTGTTAGAACCTGGGTCCATAGTACAGTTAGTAAATTTTTCAAGAACGATTGGATTTGCATCTGTATCGTAGAAGTCTCTAACAATAATATCAAATGTCATGTTATTAAAAGACATGTTTGCAATTGACATTTTAACTAATTGGTTAGCTGAGTTACCATCAGAAATTAACACGAATCTGAAAAGTCTATAAACTGTATTACCACGAAGTTCAGATACCACAAATGGTGTTGCCGGTGTTTGGTATTGCTCCAAGTACCAACCAATTGATGAGTTAGTTCCATTATCTTCTCTTGCTGATGGTAAAGAAATTAATGTTGAGTTTAATCCTCTAACATAACCTTTTCTGTAACTCCAATTCATCAAGTTGTAAAAAGTTTCTTCTAAGAATAAAGGAACCTCAGTTCTTGGTTTACCAAAATTGGTCATACCAAATACTTTAGAAATATAATCTGGGTCTGAAGTCGAGAATGATGTTTCAAAGTTGAAGTTTTGACCTTCGTTTGTTACACCTGAGATTGCAAATGATGCGTATGGGTTTTCTAACACGTCAGAGTAAGAACCTGTAGTAGTGTCCATAATAACTTGTGACATACCTGATACTGTGTATACAGGACCTCCACTTGAGTCTGAGTTTAATCCTCTTGAACGAAGTGTTGCGATTACAACATTGTTATAATCTGTGTATGCTGTAGCAACAAAGTTTAATACTGTTCCCGAAACTGTACCTGAGAATGAACCAGGTGTTGCTGTAGGTCCAAAATTGGAACCTATAACTGAGTTGAATGATATACCATCGTAGTTATTACCTGATTGTGGGTCAAAAGCTGCGTAGTACCAAGTATCCATTGTACTTGCAGTGTAATCTGCATTTGCAGTTGTCGTTCCTGAAGTGCCTAAGAAATTAGTAACACCTGTGTAACCCGCACCTGTATAAGAGTTAAATGTTGATGCTGACATGATACCCCATTGACCCATAGTAGAAGCACTTAATGAGTTAGTTGTACATGCAGAAACAATAAACGATGCCAATTGTCCTGACATGGTAGTTGAACTTCCATTGAATAGTGTTACTGTGTCACCGATGTAAGTACTAATTGGTGGTGAGAATGCTCCAAATGTTACAGTTCCACCTGTAGAACCTGTAAATGAAACAGACCAAGATTGTTGAGTAGTTGCTGAAATAGTTGTAGGGTCCAAGTTAGCTTGCATTGTGATTGACCAAGATGGTCCTGCGTCATAACCTGATAGACCTAAAACTCTTGTCACAAATAACTGATTAGATTGTGATAGATACGCTTTGGCGATGTATGCTGCCTCGTACTTTGGAATTTGAGTGTTTACGAATTTAGTTGGGTTTGTACCACCAAATAGTGCTGTAAATTCATCGTAGTTTGCTACGAAGATAGGTTCGAATGCGGGACCTGTTAAAGTCTCACCAACGATACCCAAAGTTGTTACACCAACACTTTGTGCTACAAAACTTAAATCTCTTTCTGATGTGTATACACCGGGAGAAACGAAGACTTTGTTAGATGTTGCCATTGTTTTTTATTAGTTTCGGAATTTATTTTATGTATAAATATTTCAAAAAATTTAAAAGAACATTTACTCTGGTAGTATATTTATTAAGTAGTGAGAAAAAAATCTACCTTTTTTCTGCCTTATTTTTTATGAAAGAAATCAAGAACTTAAAAATATCAAAACAAACCCACACAATACTTAAAAACCATTGTGATAAAAACGGGTTAAAGATGTACGCCTTTTTGGAACAGTTGATAATAAAAAACTGTTCACCTAAGAAAGATATATACGGAGAAGATTAAAGTAGAGTTGCGGTGGTAAACAAAGTTGCCGTCTGACCTGCAGTGTCTTTGGTAATTTCAATCCTTAATACATCATGGGTATTAATTTGGATTTCAGTAACATCATCACCATAATAATCATTATTGATGTATACTGACCAAGTATCAACATTATCTTTACCCGACACAAAAACATTGGCAGTGTAGTTAAATGTTTGAGTTACTTCAGTATTACCCGTACCAAATTGGAAGTCCACATTTGTTGAGTTACTAACAGGTGACATCTTAGCCTTTCTTGCTCTTGTTTTTGTATCAACTTCAATAAGTTGTAGTAATCTTGATACTGCCGGTTTGACTTCAAACTCTTCTTCATCAATTAAAAATCCCATCATTAAAAACTCATATGTTTGTACATAATATTTTCTCTTATCAACATCCATTGATGAATCATCTGAAATGTTTTGTAAAACAATCGGAATGTAACTACCTTTAACAAAGGTATATGCTTGTCTTGAACTAAACTTTTGTAATATAATTCGGTTAAATTGATTTAACTCTCTCATTCTATTACAAACAATTTTAACCTGATAAGTTATATCAACAGGGACTGGCTGAGGTATTTTATAAACATCCATACCCTTTCTGTTACCATCCCAAGTTGGAACTTTAGCCCAATAAAATTGTCTTCTGTTAGGAATAGTATATGTTAATGAAGGATTACTTCCGTATTTAACCTCTGGCTGTCTTACTGTTGTAATAAAAGGAGGGACAGGATTACCATTTAAATCCTGAAAATTCCATGTTTGTGCAAACTGTGCCCAATTCTGAAGAGTAATAATAACATCAATAGATGGTACAATAGCCCCCTCAACCACACACTTTAAATCATTCTTTACAAAATCCAACATACCCCTATCCAAATCGGCATGTAAAATAGATTTAGGAAGATAAGTTCCGTCTTTTGTGATATAAGATAACAACTCTTCCCTACGGGCAAGTCCCGTTGGTACCGTATTGATATTGATATCTGTTTTTATTTTTTTAGGTGGTAATGCCATTATAATCCATTAAACTCATTAATACTAACGGGTGTTGCGGTGTAAGAGTAGTAAAAACTCTTATAACCTCCGTAGGTATGTTTATTATCGTAGTCAGGAGTACCTGCATCAATTACATTATAATATCTTATTTCACTCTCTTTAATCCAATAACCAATATAATCACCAACTTTAATATCGATTGCCAATTCTTCCAATTCTTTGTGATAGACAGAAAAGGTCATATTACCAGGTTCGTTTTGCATGACTCTACTACCATTTATATATTGGTTGGTAGCCTCTTCAATACGAACTAAAGCCCTAAACTCAACAGGTGGTTGGAATTGTATACCTCCATTAATCACCTCACCATAAACATCATCTTTGTTGGTCTTTTGTATATCAACACTATACAACACCAAAGTGAAGTTCAAATCACCATTAAGGTATTCTCTACCCATTTCAATTTCAAGGGCAAAATCATCTTGTCCGAAGAACTTTTCTAATCGTGTAATTGGAACTCTGCGTGTCATCCTTGATAAATATTACAAATTTGATTATCTTTTTAATTATTTAGTTCAATGCAAGAACAAAGTGTTAAATCCAACATACCTGAAATCAGGGCACTCCGTATTTTAGAAACATACGAGGGGTTTAATAATTATATACTTGGTATTAAAAAAAAGGTAGAGACCCAAAAACACTTCAAGATTACAAGACCACAATCTGACTATGTTTTAGATTTCCATAAAATAGTTCCAAAAGTAGCACGTAAGTGGGTTCCGTTGGATAAATATTTTTCCAAAAGAATGATGGAGGACAAACTCCTTACACGTCAACCTGAACAAATTTACGTTGAAAAGATTTTAGCGGAAAAGGATAAAGCGTTTCACATTTATGGTAAGTTGTTTGAGTCTGAGGACCTTCATGAGTTTTGGTTACCGAGGGCTGCGATTGTACCAAACAAAGAAAGGGTTGTCGAAATTGATTATTCAAAATACACCCAACGACCACCATTAGAACACCAAAAAGAGGCCATAAGAAAATTAGTTTCTAATGATAAGTTTATTCTTGCTGACGATATGGGTTTGGGTAAAACAACATCCACGGTAATCGCATCTTTGGAAATCAAATCAAAAAAAATTTTAATTATTTGTCCAGCATCTTTAAAGATTAACTGGCAAAGAGAAATTGCAAACTATACCGATAGAAAAGTATCAATTGTTGAAGGTAAGAATTGGGAGTCAGGTGATTATGTGATAGTAAACTACGACATCTTAAAAAACTTTTACGACCCAAAAGATATTAAAAATTCACAAATAATTAATGAAAATTTTGATTTGGTTGTGGTAGACGAAGCACATTACATTCAAAACAAACAAGCACAAAGAACTAAACTTGTTAATGATATCTGTAAAAAAATTGGACGTATTTGGTTATTGACAGGTACACCAATGACATCAAGACCGATTAACTATTTTAATCTTTTGGATTTAGTGGACTCACCCGTTGCTTGGAATTGGATGGCATATGTTAGAAGATACTGTGAAGGATATCAGTTCAAAGTTGGTAATAGAAAAGTTTGGAAGTTAGACGGAGCATCAAATTTGGAAGAATTACGTGACAGAACAAAACCACAAGTTTTACGAAGACTAAAACAGGATATATTAGACTTACCCGATAAGATTATTACACCAGTGTATCTTAATTTAAAGTCAAAACAATACGAAGCATTAATGGGTGAATACTATGATTGGTACGAATCTTCTGAAGATTCAAAATCACTCACAGTTCAATTCTCAAAGTTGATGAAAGTGAGACAAATAATTGCAGAGGAAAAGATAAAACAAACCATTGAGGTGGCGGAAAACGTAATTGAACAAGGTAAAAAGGTTATTATCTTCACAAACTTTACAAACACTCTAAATCAAATAAAAGAACATTTTGGTAAATCTGCCGTTACACTTGATGGTTCAATGAGTAAACCCGCAAGACAAAACTCTGTTGACCAATTCCAAGAAAACGACAAAATAAAAGTGTTTATTGGTAATTTAAAAGCGGCTGGTGTTGGTATTACATTAACCGCAGCAGAAGCTGTTATTATGAATGATTTATCATTTGTACCCGCAGACCATGCACAGGCAGAAGATAGAGCATACCGATACGGACAAAAATCAAATGTTTCTATTTTTTATCCTCTTTTTGATAATACTATTGAAGGAGTGATATACGACATCCTAAATAAAAAGAAAAATATTATTTCCACCGTAATGGGTGATAATGAAGATAAGGGGGGTATTTTAGAAGAAATTCTTAACACAATATCCCGACGAAGATAAAGTAATTCCGTTAACGAGTTATTTATTAAAAAAAGAAAAAAATGAAATTTATAAAACAAAGAAAAAAGATTGAGGAGTTGGAAAAATTAATTACAGACCAGCCAAGTAGCGGTGATACCCAACAAATTGACGAAGCCAAAAAAGAAACTACAACAAAAATCAAAGTAGAAAAATTACCATATTCATACACATCACTCTCAAGGTTTATTGATAGTGAAACCATGAATACACATTATAACAAACACTACAAAGGTTATGTTGAAAAATTAAACTTGGCGTTAGAAAAAATTAAAGACAAAGATTTAGAATTAGAAAATATCATAAAAGGTATTTCAAGATATAATGTAACAATCCACAACAACGCTGGTGGAGCATATAATCACGAACTTTTTTGGAAAATGTTGTCACCTAAACAACAAAAACCTACAGGACCCGTTTACGACAAGATTGTAAAAAAATATGGTGACTATGAAAAATTCAAACAAGAATTTATTAGAAAAGCAAAAACTGTATTTGGTTCAGGTTGGGTTTGGTTAGTTTTGACTAAAAGTGGTGATTTAAAAATCATGACAACAAGAAACCAAGACAACCCATTAATGAATTCAATTACTGATGGTGGTTATCCGTTATTAGGGTTAGATTTATGGGAACACTCATATTACTTAAAATACCTAAATAAAAGAGATGAATATGTTAAAAATTTCTTCACTGTAATTAATTGGAGTTATGTGAACTTTAGATTCGATTCAAAAACAAAGAAAAAAATTAATGAGACTCGTGATGTTAAAAACATAATTCTTGAAGGTGCATCAAGAGGATGTAATCCTTCTCAGGTAAACACATATAGACAAATTTTTAATACTAATCCTGAAGTTAAGAAAAAGTTTATGTTTGCAATTATGAACATTTTAAAAGAAGTTTTTGCGGATTTTTGGTATGAAAAAAATCAATACGGTGAAGGTCAAATGTCAGGTGTTTATGACTACGAACAAGCAGGTAGGTCCGTAATTAATAAGTTGAATACAAACTACACCGCATTTTGTACTTTAGTTAATGACATAAATGAAGTACTAAAAAAATACGGAGTTGATACAATTAACATGGTGGGACAGAAACCTGAGGTACAACTCAAGGAAACTGAAAGATTAATAAAATATCTCATTGAATTTAGATACAGAATCTTCAATCCCGAAGCATCAACATTCAAAACACTAATGTCAGGACTTGACACCACTAACAAATTTGGTGACAAAAGAGAGGTTAATGCGGTTGATAATTTGAAAAAAATATTTAATACGGATGAGGTTTTAAAAGTCGGTGAACTTGGTGATGTTAATGATATGTTGGGTGGTGTTGACGCCATAATTAAAATTGATGGTGTAGAAAAAACAGCACAAATTAAACCATTTTCAAGAACCGAAGAAAAAGACGGAATTATAACGGTATATGATACTGGTAATGTAAAAAGATATAAAGTTGATTATTTAGTGTTTCACCGTGATAATAAAGGAACTTTAGTTTTTAGTAATAAAAACACCAATATCGTTAACGGAAATTATACTTTCCCTGTCGATGATTTAATTAATAAGTAATAAATCATCTTTCCATAATATTTATAGGGAAATAGTTTTCCATGGCAATTATTACGGGCACAGAAAGAACAAAATTATATACAAGAATTAGACACCTTTTAGGTGCTCCTATACGTGGTGTTGAGATTGAAGACGAAATGATGGATTCATTATTGGAATTATCTGTTGAAGATTATTCACAATATGTTCTTGATTGGTTAATTGAATCTCAATGGACATCTATCTACGGTATGGACTTAGATACCCAATCATTAGCAAACGCTTTCATTACAAGAAGTTTAGATTGGGAAACTCAGTACACTTACGCATACTCAAAGATTGTAGGTTTACAAGCTGGTGGTCCGTGGGTACTTAAGAAAGACTATTTTGACTTAGTTCCAAACCAACAAATTTATGAAATACCTGCGGGAAGAGAAATTAACGAACTTCTTTGGTTTACTAGACCTGAATTAGATTCCGCATATTTTGACCCATTTATGGGTGGATTTGGTGGTATGGGTGGCGTTGGTTTAGGTGGTGGTGCCGGATTTTCACAAATGGGTACTACCGGTAATTATTTTATTACACCTGCTTTCGACATTCTTTTAAGGATGCAAGATATTAACCTTAAGAGAAGAATTATCTCAGGTGATTTAACTTATAGAATTACGGCATTACCTGAAGGTAAAAAAGCGGTGATGTTATATAACGTACCTGGTGGAAAATTTGATTTTGGTAATATTACAAATAACCAACACCGTGTTTGGTATTGGTATTACGATACGTTTGATAGAGACGATTGTTTAGCCGAAAATCCTGATGTTGTAAAATTACCATCAGATGTGACAATAGATAATTTAAGATGGGCTGAACTTAATGCACCTGCACAAACTTGGGTACGTAGATGGTTCACCGCATACGTAGAAGAAACTTTAGGTAGAGTAAGAGGAAAGTATTCGGGTGATTTAAAAACACCTGATAGTGAATTGAAAATGGATTATGATTCACTACTTACAGAATCAAAAGATGAAAAATCTAAGTTAATGGAAGAATTACAACAAAGATTAGAAAGACTCCGTCCTGACAAACAAATGGAAATTCAGGCTAATTTAGCTGAACAACTTAACAAGTCTTTACAGTACAGAGCTTTACCTAGACAAATGTATGTGATATAATTTTTCCATGGCAGTATTTAAATCAACACCAATAACCAAAATTATTAACGGAATAACAGTAGAAGCTTCAAATGTTTCTGTAGTTACCGACGCATCATACACCACCACAGGTGAATACACAATCATAGTCAGAGATGTACCGAAGTGTGTAGTAACATTAGACTCTAAAACAACAGAACATGTTGTTATTAAAGCAATGACTGAGGTATTAATTTCATCACCAAATGAAAAAATTGATGACGATTACAACGAAATTTTAATACAAAAAGGCGCTTGTGTTGAAATGCGTTTTGTAATTAATAAGTGGTATATCTTATCATCAGACGGATTGAAGAATTCTTAGTTCATAAATTGAGCCGCTAGAATATCATCAACAAAATCATCGTCACTCCAATCTTTAGATTTATCAATTGGTTTTTCATGACCTTGCATGATACTCCTATTTTTTTCAACATATTCTGTGTTAACTAATCCAATAGTATTTTCCAAGTACATATAATACGGGTCAATATTAACATTAGACCAGAATTCCACTTCACCTTCAGATAAAGTTAAAACTTCATCCAAAGTATCTTGGTCACCTTCTCTACGTGGGAATCCCCTAACAAGACGAGATTGTTGTTTAGTAAAAAACTTTCTTTCTTTGGGGTCTTCAATCAAAATTTCATCACGAATATCAGGTGAGAATACAACCAACAAAGGTTCAATACGTTTGTTAAATGCTGCCAAATATCTTGGTATATTGTAGTCACCCAACAAATCAGGTTTAGTTTCAATATCTTTTTCATTTACTAAGTAACAGTTTACAGTTACCGTATCACCTTTTTTCTGAACATCACCGTGAGATTTTCTAGCCCCATTATTAACATAATAAACGGTATCTCCAAGACCTGCAGATATATTATTAACCAAAAGAAGTTCCATATGTGCTTGTCGTGACATCAATGAACCTGATTTTGTTTTCTTAGTGACGTGTAGTTTGTATTCCTGAATTGATTGTTTTACACGAGCTTTGTTCGCAATTTTAGCAATTGGAATTTTCTTGTTGTAAATCATATCAACATACTCATAATAGAATTCCAAAAACTCGTGACCCTTACCGTCTAACAACATTCTCAAACCTGAGTCCAAGAATTCTGCAACATATGTCTGTAGTTTTTTTGACTTAATACTATTACCTGTAAGTTTTACTTTACCCTTATCAGTTAACAAGGCATAGTTTTTACGAGCCACGTTAATAGTTGCCGGCCAAATACCATCAATATCTAATCCCATTTCATCTCTCATGAATAAATCGTTGTACTCAGCAACATCAGCTTCGGCACCAAAGTATTCTTTTCCCTCTTCAACCAAACCGTTTAATCCCTTACCGATATACATGTAAGCGTCT